CAGGTCTTTCTACCTTAGCTGATGAAGCAGCTGCGCAAGGCAGAGATTGGCAAGAAACTCTTGAGCAAAGAGCCAGGGAAGCATCTAAAGTTAAAGAATTAGAAGAAACTTATGGAGTGCGAATAATAGACCACAAAGATGTAAAGGCTAATACTGATACTGAAAAAGAGGAGAACGAAAAAGATGGGCAAGAGGATTAATGAAATGTTCTATATGCGGCCATGGGCATTAAAAGAAGATGTCCTTATGAGAATGGCAGAAATAATCAAAAGAAGCTTTGAAGGCGAAAAACTATCTGCTGAAGAAATATCGGCGGCCACTAAGAGCAATAATAAATCAGAAGTTAAATATGATATTAGCAATGGGGTTGCTCGCATTCCAATTTATGGAGTTATTGCCAAGAGAAGCAGTATGGTAAATAACATTTCTCAACCATCAGGAACCTCGATTCAGGAAATAAGAAATAATTTTAAGGCAGCAATTAATGATAATGACGTTAAGACTATTCTCTTAGACATTGATAGCCCAGGAGGCAGTGTTGATGGTGTAGCCGAATTATCTGATTTGATATTCAGCAAAAGAGGGATAAAGCCAATAATAGCTTATGCTAATGGTCAAATGGATTCAGCTGCGTATTGGATTGGTTCTGCTGCAGACAAGATCTACACATCAAAAAGCTCTGACATTGGCTCGATTGGTGTGTATTCAGTTGTAAGTGATTGGTCTGTTGCCTATCATAATGCCGGCATAAAAAACGAAATCATAAAAGCTGGAAGGCATAAAGCGGCCGGACACCCTCAGCAACATCTTTCTAATGATGACAGGGATGTCATACAGGAAGAAGTTAATACCTTTTTTGATCTATTTGTTGCCGGCGTTAAGCGCAATAGAAACATGACTGCAGATCAGGTAGTAAAGGTGGCTGTTGGTAAGGTGTTTATTGGACAAAAAGCTGTCGACGTTGGGTTGGCAGATGATATAGAAAATTTCGACAATTTATTTGATACAGCCGGTGAAAAAATAAGTGGATCTAAAACTAAAGCTAATGCTCAAGAGGAGGTTTTTGAATGCGAATGTATTGAGTGTGGCCACAAAGAAACTTATGACGATCATTGTAGTGAGCATAAGTGTTCTGAATGTGGAAGTCAAATGAGACGGGCTAAAAGGCCTGGCCCGGGGCAAGCAAAGCAGGCACAAAAAGCAATACAAACAAAGGAGAGCGATATGGAAATTAAAGATTTAAGCGTAAAGGATATTCAAGAGAATAGACCTGACTTGGTTGAAGCCTTAGTGAAGTCAACCAAAGAGGCCGCAGGTAATGATGCCCAGACACAGCTTGAGGGTGCCATGAAGGATGAAAGATTAAGGGTTAAAAATATTTTGAGCAAAGCAAATGAGTTTTCTGAATCTTGCCCTGCAGCTCTTGAGCAGCTGAATGCCATTGCAATGCAAGCTATAGAAGCGGGAACTACGCTTGAAGCAGCGGAAAGCAAAATGAAGGATGCAAAGATTGACCTTCTTTCTCAGAACACCCAAAAGACACCCGGCCCTAATAGCGACGAGGCAGACAAAGGCTTGACTGGGTTAAAAGGTGAAGAGTTATGGGCAGCTCAGTATGATAAAGATCCAAAAGTAAGAGAGGCGTTTCTTTCTAAGGAAACGTATATAGGATTTAAAAGAGCTGAGAGCAAAGGCAGGGTAAAAAGATTAGCTCGCAGCTAAAAGTATCTATATAAGTTATTTTTGTCGTAAAATTTTAACTTAGTAAAAAAAAAGGAGAAGGCGATGACTACATTAGCAGACAATAAAGTAAGAACGTACGAGAGCGAGGATTATAACGATCTTCCTGTTATAGACTCTGAGATTGTTTACGAAGGTTCAGCTGTGGGAGAAAATGGTTCCGGATATTTTAGGCCATTGGTTGCCGGAGATGACTTTGCTGGCTTTTCTATTAGGAAGGTTGATAATGCAGATGGTGAAGCCGGAGATAAGAGAGTTAAGGTTCTACAAAGAGGTAAGATAATACTTGATGTTACTGGCGTATCTGCAGTAACAGATGAAGGTTCTACCGTTTATGCATCTGATGACAACACCTTTACATTAACCGCATCTAATTATTCAAGTATTGGCAAGATTGTTAGATGGATATCTGGCACCAAGTGCGTTGTATACTTTGAAGCTGTTTCTTTGAGATCTATCTAAATTTGTAAATAAAGATTTGCAAATTTATTAAGTAAGACATAAACCAGGAACAAAATTAAGGAGGAGAATTATGGATCAGCAAGCATTAGGCAGTAGAGATATTATTGGTATGATTGATAATGGCTTAGAGATGTCAAAGGATAAAACCTGGCCATTTTTATGTGGAATGGAATTCAATTCCAATCAAGCTACTGAGAAATACAGAATAATTGGCGCAACACCGGCAATGAGAGAGTGGATCGGCGGTAGGTCTATAAAAAGCTTGAGAACTGCTGGCGTAGATGTTACCAACAAGCCATTTGAAGCAACTATGCAGATTCATGTTGATGATTTAAGAAGAGACAAAACTGGCTTTATCAAGATGCGCATTGATCAGATGGTAGAAAAGGCAGTATCTCACTGGGCAAAGTTGCTTTCTACTCTGCGAATAGCCGGAACTTCCACTGTTTGCGTTGATAAAGAATACTTTTATGCTGCAAGCCACAGCTGGGGAGATAGCGGCACTTTATCAAATTTGCTTACATCATCTGATTATAGTGAATTAGAAGTGACAGATGCAGATAACCCTACACCCGTAGAATTAGCTAAGGCTATACTAAAGGTTGTCCAGCATTTTTATACTTTTAAAGATGACCAAGGCGAACCTTCTAATGAAAATGCAAGTAAATTTTTAGTTCAGGTTCCGATAAATATGTACGGAGCCTTAATCCAGGCCCTTAGTTCTAATTTTTTAAGCACCGGAACGGGAGTTGTGGACAATCCTCTTAAATTGAAAGACGGAGGCTTTGAGATTATCCCATCTCCCAATCCCAGACTTACTTCTGATGTTGATTTCTTTGTGGATAGAATAGATGGAGCTGCTAAGCCATTTATTCTACAGAGTGAAACTGATATAAAGATTTCAGCTAAAGCAGAAGGTTCTGAGTTTGAACATGATACAAACATGCATGAATATGGCATTAATGTATCACGCAACGTTGGATTTGGATTCTGGGATAAATCAATTAAAGCTACACTTTCTCAGTCTGGTTAATAAGTTAGGGTTTGGCAATATCTATCCGGGGGCCTACAATAAGGCTCCCGGAGCAATAAAACTGTCAAAGGAGAAATAGAAAATGGTCAAAGAAATTAGAATTGTATTAAGGGAAGATAAAAAGATAAATGGCAAGATTAAAAAAGCCGGAACTGTCATGGGTACAATCTCTTGTAAAAAAGGTTTTACCAGAAAAGACATTGATATCTCAATGCAACTCGGCGAGATAAAAATTGTAGATTGCGAAAAAAGCAGCAAAGGTAAAAAAGAAGAATGAGCTTAAAGGATCAGCTCTCACAAGACGCAGTTAATTCCTTTCTAAATTCAGATGAATTTGGAGAGGCTATAACTTATACGCCTAAAGATGGCGCTGCAAAGCAAATTACTGCCCTTGTAATTAGAGAGCGATTAAAGCCCGGGGATGAAGATTCCGGGCGCATTCTTAGAAATCAATGCGAGGTTTATATAGCAAATGATGCCACCAATGGAGTCACTTCGGTTGATAAAGGCGATGATATTTTGGCATTTCCGATACTTTTAGATGAAGATAGCGTTGAATGGGTTGTCGTAGATATTATAAGCAAAGACAGCGGCATGTGGCATTTATTAGTAAGCAGGTAGATTAATGGATTTTTCAATAAATACAAAACTATTAGAAAAGGCTATAAGGATAGGCCCTCAGTATCTCAAGGAGGAGCTGGGTGATGCTTTTGATCATGTCGGCCGCAAATTCCTTAAGGCATGGCGTAAAGAACGCCTCCAGGGGCCTCCAGGGGTAAAGGCCCGCCCGAGAGGTATTTTTACACACTTCAAAAGAGTAATGCTTACACCCTTAGGTGGGCTTAATGATATGGGTACTGTAATCTATACTGACTCTAAGATAGCTAAGCTCCATGAGCTTGGGGGGACCGTAGAAGCAGGCGGCAGAAGTATGGCTGTTCCCCTTTCGGCCAGAACGCAAATGTTTACCACTTCTGGGGCATTAAGAAAGCGATATAAAAAACCTCAAAATATTAAAAACTTGCGAGTTGTGCCATTTAAAGGCAAAAGATTCTTAGTGAAGTTTAAAAGAGGTAGTGGCGAGCTGGAGCCTGAAAATATATTATATGTTTTAAAAAATAAAATTCAAATACGACCGAGATTGGGCTTTTTTAGCACCTGGCATGAAAGTATGGAGCTTTTTGCTATTGCCAGGCTAAACAAGGCAGTCAAAAAGGCATTAGATAGGATTTAAGATGGCTATAAAGGTTATTTCGTCAAGCACTATAAAAGAAAAAATACTCGAAAATATTAAGGAATCTATTGAAGCAATTTCTATCACGAATGGCTTTAATAATGACATTGAGAGTGTGCAGCGTTGGAAGCAGGCAGGAAATGCTTTAGTACATATTCCTGCAGTAATTATTAATATGGGTCCGGAAAGCTTAGAGCATAGACCGGGCTTGGTTGTGTCAGCCAAAATGACAGTAATGATTGATGTTTGGATCCGCCACGACGAAGAGGATAATCCCGGGGCAACTGATACTTTCTTAAATTCACTATTTGGAGATATTCAAAAGAAGCTGATGGAAGATCATACCAGGGGCGGATATGCAGTAGCGACAAGAATAACCGGCAATATGCCTTTTGAGACTTCGGAGGGCCAATCATATGCCGGGATAACTATAGAAGCAGAAGTTGAGTACAGATACACAATGAGTAATCCGGAAAGTCAAGTTAGTTAAATATAAAAAGGAGGACTATGATGTCAAAGCTTTTGGAGCGTCAAGTTTTATTAGTTAAAAATGAATCATCCTATGGCGAAGATAGTACACCTACTGCAGCAAGTAATGCAATACCTATTTGCGAAAAAACTAAGCCCGAATTTGATATTAATATGATTGAAAGAGGGCATCCTTTTCCATCTTTAAGTAAAATTAAGCCCTTAGCCGGCGCCAGATATGCAAAGCTGGCCTATAAAGTAGAACTTTTTGGATCAGGTGCTGTTGATACTCCCCCAAGAGTAG